AGTATACACCACCAAACATAAATGCAAGGCCAGTGAAACTCACTAGGAATGATGTGGGTAGGGACTCAAACCCTACACCAAACATAATCATAACTAAACCTATTGTAAATAAAATCATATATCCCCCTCTAATTCTTCTTCTATTCTATCTAAATCTTCTTCTGTCAATTCTTCTTGAATTACTTCTTTATTATTAGCATTTTCAACTATTTTATTTCGACCCCAATTTGCCACATCTTGGACATCTTGGCCTACACCAGCAATTGTTGAGCACCCTGCTACAAAAGTCACTGATAATACTATTGATATAATTTTAATCATATTCACCTCTCTATATTAAGTAGTTAGCACCAGTCCAAACAACTGGAAAATTACCTTCTAGAACATTACCTCTAGGAGCATTCATTGCATACTTACCATAACCAGCAGCTTTAAGGATATCACCCTTCTTGAACCTACCACCGTCTTCTTTAACAACACCACCCCAGATTGACTGTTGATTACCTAGTGTCTTGTAAATACCAATGTATTTCTTACCTTCTTTAATAGTCCAACCGTTTACGAACTGTTCTTCCATCTTTGTTCTTGTTTCTGATTTTTCCTCAGAACCATAACTATTCCTATCACAATAATCTGCGTTTGCAGCTTTGATTAAGTTCTTAATACCGTCTTTGATATCTGTAAATTGTTTTGTTACTTGTTTCATATTTTATTTCCTCTCAATTAATATACCTTATAATACCAAGTTTTTCACCTATTGTCAATGGGGGTATCTAAGTCCTTGTTTTTACTAGGTTTTTTGACCACTGTGTAATATACCCCTTTAAATAAAAAACGAATCGATTCGTTTAGGACATAAACTCATCTAATCCCATTTTAATCTCACCCTCAAACTCTGGGAATTTAGGTTTATCTATCTCATTGTTTAGATAATACTCTATTAACTCTTTATTGATAAAGTAATGACCATGTTTATGTTTAGGTAAATCGTCTGGGTATTCTTTACTAATCTCCATCAATGTAGGGTGTTTTAGTCCCTCTGCAATTGCCTTTGCAGAACTAGCTGCACCTACAAATAACTTTGAACCAGATATATACTGTGCAACCTCTAGTGCATTTTTAACAAGTATTCTTTTAGGTTCAAACCCATATCTATCACAGAATAGTTTATATTCACTGTCTAATCCAATAAATCCACAATCATAGTCTTTAAGTAATGTATAATCAAAGAATCTAAAGTCATGTTTATCGTTATCCCAATCGTGATATCTTTCTGTCATATTAATGATAATATCTGATTTATGTATTGGTTCGATATTGGTTAACCAAGATTGATGTGGCCTCCACTGCTGTAAATTTCTATGCTTATCTAAATCAATATGCTGTCCGTCCATATATTTAACATGAGTTGAATGTAAAGTAATACCACTAAGTTTCAATGGAAAGTGATGTGTTCTCACACCTGCAGCTAGACAGTTTAGATTAATTAAGTCTGGTCTTAACATCAATCTATATAAACTTTGATATGCATTGAAATCTATTGTGCAATCTTCTGGTGGTTCTTTACCACATTCAACAGAACCAATATATGGTTGTGCTTCAAGTAAAGGTTTTAGATATTCTGCAACCTCTGGTCTTTTAATATAGTAAACCTCAACTCCACCTCTTCGGTGAATAGCAGGAAGACTATAAATTATATCTCCAATTTTACTTGGGTGGAAGGCTGTTCTCATTTTGTATCATCTCAAATATTTCACTTGCAATTTCTTCGCATTGTTTTTTTGTTTTAGACTTTCTAACTTCAATATATTCTTTGTAATCAAGATTAGTTACTATTTCATTATAAGCGTTTATTTCTTTGTTTACTAGAGAGTCAGTTCTAACTTTTCTATCGTATCCATTATCTCTTTTTTTTGACCTTTTGTCAAGTATTTCTTTTGGGACTTCTAAATAAAACATTTTATATCTCATTTGTTCTTCAATAAAAAAGTTATGAATTTTTTCACCTATGACAAATTTGTTACCCTCAACTAAAATTGTTGGAGTAAAGAAGTCCCACATTTTATACACATCTCTCAAGAAATCTTGAAATCTGTTCTGGCCTACAAAAACAGAATCTAAACCATTTAAAATTTCACAGTTTCTACCAATCACAATAGTTTTGTGGTATGTTTTAAATGGTATTTTAAAATTCTGTTTGTTGGTGTACGCAAAGTCTTTACACTTGTACACCTTCTTGTATTCCTGCTTCATTTTGTTCGATATGAGTTTGGTCACTGTACTCTTCCCTGAAGCTGCTGGGCCTGCTATCCATATTATCATTATCTTCTCTCTCTTTTGTAGTTACTTTTGGGTTCACTGGAATAATGAAAATTTCACCTTTAACATTAGTTGTTTCTTTTATAGCTTCATGACACTCTGGTTGTGCGTTTGAACCCTCACCTTTCATAAACCTATCATATTTAAAACTATTTGGAAAAGTAACAAAAACAACTAAATCATTTGGTTCTTCTGTATATTTCATAGTCTTTTTTGTTTTTTCTATTTCTTTTATAGAATCTTCAGTTCCTTCTTGTTTTAATTTTTTAATTAACTTTAATTTCATTCTTAAATTTATAAGATATGTACTTGGTTTTTCATTCAGTAATCCATATGTAGTGTTAATCATATGAGGTGAATTTAAAGGTCTTTCTATTTCTTCAATTAAATTTTCTAGAAGAGCTTTTGTTTTTATATCCCAATACTTTTTATTTATTGGTAATTTTAAACCTTTTTCACTAGAGTCTATTGAACCCTCTTCTTTTTGTACTTCAATCGTTCTTTTTTTCTTGTACTCATTTGTAATTGAATTGAACATACTTTGTCTTAACGTACTGCTAAATGTTTTTTCAAAACCCTTAATAAGAATACTAAACATAGGGTGCATTGGCTCAAATCTAGGAACACCACCAGCGTCTTTTGTTTTTTTTGTTAGTAATTTATCTTTATTATCTTCAATTAAGTTTTTAAATCTTAATTTAAAAGTTTCATCATCAGTAATTTCTGAAGTATAAGTTTTTCTTTTGTTTAACCAAGAACTAAAAAATTCTAAAAATTTTTTACTTAATACATCATATAACTCCTTTTGTATCTTATACCAATACAAACCTTTATTTCTCATAGCAGAAACTGGTAATGCCATACCCCTAGAGTTTCCACCAACTGGTATTTCGTTTTCCTCTAAAAAATATGGTGGACTACCATCTGGGTCATTATCTTTCCAATGTTTTGGGTCTGGATTTTTATCCATTGCATCTTTTAATTTATTAACATTGTCAGTTAATGTGGCAATTAAGTTTCTACCTTGAATATTACAATGAAAACGATTTGAATCTTTGTCATAATAAATTTTCTTATGCCACTCTAAATCTTTCAGAACACTTTTAAAAATTTCTTTTGTTAAGTCTTTTTCGTGTTCCTCAACCAATGCGATTAATTTTTCATATTGAATTACAGCAGCTACATCTGCATAAGATAATGCTCCTGACTTAGTGGTGTTAGAAGCGTGTTGATTGTAACAATCATCACCAAAATTATATTTTCCAGTTTTGGGGTCTGGTTTTCTACTATGTGGCCAGTTATGTAAAAATATATCTTTTTGTTCAAGAAAACCTGAGTATGGGTCATTAACAGTTCTTATTGTAATTTGAACATCTTTAGATGAGTTCATTGCATCTTCGTGCATCTTAGGGTTTGGAACATTCTTTTTATCTGAACTACCATTGTATGATAACACTGCCTCCACAGGAGAGTTTTTAAGTTTTTTTTCTGGTGTGTCCATATAGTAATAGGTTTTGTATCTATTTTCACTATCAACCCAAATCTCAACCATTGCTGTGTAAACATCTAAAGAAGTTGCATTTAACATTTCAATATTTGTTATAATTTTTTTCATATAAAATCCTTTAAATTGCCTGTTTCTTTTTCTGCATACTTACCAATAAGTTTTTCACCTCTACCAGCTGTACCTTTCGTTGCAAGTCTGTTATCTGTATATGCAACCACACTAAATCTTTCACCATTACCAGTAATCTCTGTAACCCCATGCACTTCTAAACTATCTGCAATTACTACAGAATTATTTGGTGCGTCTATAGCAACCTTATATCGAGGGAACGTAAGAAATGCACCATCATAGTCACCATTTTTCCAAACTCCCATAGTTGTTAACCCTGACTCTGTATCAGAACTATCTACATGAAAAGACATCTTTGAACTCTGACCAGAGTGATAACGATTTGCTGAGTAAGTTGTAAAAATACCCATTCTATGTTTTGGGTCAATAAAACTCTCTGCAAACTTCTTTTGTTTATTATACACATCTTTATTAGCTTTGTCAAATGCAATCTCATTATATTTTGATATATCTTTAAGTTTCTCAAACTTCTCTGGATTATCTTTAACCCAACCAGAAGAATCTATTGCACCTGTAAATCGTCCTCTTTTATATCCAATCATTACACTATGAATTTCATTTGCATAAGCAATCATACCGAACTTACCACTCTTTGTTTTGACTTGATAAGAGTTTGGTGTTCGTAGTCTGTAGTGTTCACCTTCTATCAATCCCTTCTTCTTCATCTCCTCTTTATCAATAGGGCCAGAACAGTTAGCTCTCATTGTAGATACATCTTCTATACTCATCAATGTATTTCTTACTTCGTCATCTGGATATGCATTTGTAATCACATACGCAAGAGGAACATCAGAACCATCAAGTGATACCACTGGTTTCATAATTGCAGTATCTTCTGTAACACGAATCACTTGGTCATAGGAAGTATCATCTGGAAACTTACCATTCCATTTATCAAAGGTTTCTTTCTTACCTAAATCAGTCTTTAGATTTATGTACTTCATTGTACGGCTCCAATACTTGTTTGTATATTTCATCTGCAAGCTGTTTCATACAGATTGGTGCAACCATCAATCCTATTCTTGCAAGTTGTTGATTTAATGTACCAGTCAACTTATAATCATCTGGTAGTGTCATTATTCTTGCAGATTCTTTAGTTGTAAATACTCTATCTTCTTCTGGGTGTAAATGCACTGCAAGACTTGTTTGTAACCCTTGCTCTGATAATGTATGAGATGCTTGATGCCATGGCACTCTTCTAGATTGATAGAAAGAATGTTTCTTATCTGGAACAGTCTTACCCCACTTTTTTCTGTGTGCAATCACTTTATCGTACCATGGCCCAACTACATCATCACCAACAGATACAACTTTATCTGGGTTCTTTGGTAGTCTTTTTAACCACTTCCACTTTGCACCCTTCTTCATAGCTTCTACTAATTCATATGCTTGACTTGCATTTTCATTGTCTTGTTGTATATCACCGATTGCATTTCTTATATCTGCAAACTCTTTCTCTGGTTCTGGAAAGATATTATTAATACACATAAACGGCATACCAATATCGTCCATTACATCATTTCGTATTGACACGATAAACACTCTTTCTCTCTTCTGTGGTACACCTTGTTCGTGACCTTTCAGAACTTTGTATGTTGTTGTGTAACCTTCCTTCTCAAAGTCTGCAACCATTCTATTTAAATGTTCTTTTGCATATTCCATAGTCAAACCTTTTACATTCTCACAAACAATAACTTTTGGTTTTAACTCACCAGCAATACGAATAACTTCCCAAGTCAAATCTTCTATATTCTTTTGTTTCATACCATACGCAGTCTTTTCTTTACCCCAACCTTTTTGTTTTGTACCAGACATACTGAACGGTGGACAAGGTGGACTTGCATCAAGAATATCTATCTCGCCTTCTTTCAGACCAGTCATCTCCATAATCTGTTTACCAGTAATATTTTTAATATCACCACACACATGAGGAGTATTAGGCCAGTTTGCAAGATAGGTATCTACTGCAACTTGTTGAAACTCATTCACAAACTTACAATCACCACCAGCTAGTTTATAACCAGCAGATGAACCACCACCACCAGCAAAGAATGATATGTAATTGAATAACTTACGATTCGCAGACTTTTCTAAATCATCTAAATTATATCTAAAATATTTTTTACTCATACTAAAAGAAATCCTCAAGTGTTCCTTGTGTTCCATAACTTTTGTCGATTAACCAATTCATCTTGTCTGTGATAAACTTTAATGGTTCGACAAAACTCTTCTCATACTGTACATTATAGTCTATTAGAGAGTGTATGTCAAGTTCTTTTGGTAACTTAGTTATAAAGGTCATAGCTGTACATTGATACTTGTTTGGTAGTTTTAGATTGAGAAACTTAATCTTATCACCCTCTTGAATAAATGGATACTTGTGTCCTAGTTTCTTTTGTTTAACAAGATGATTATACAGTATCGCACCCTTCACATGGATAGGAGCACCCTTGTTGAATAGGTTTGCAGTATTAGACCATTTACTTAATCCGTTTACACTTCTTGGATATGCAATCTCTTCTGGTGGTAATTCCATAAACTCTTTCCTAAAATCTTGTATGAATGTATTTAGCATTTTCTCATCACCAGACATAATTATTTTTATACCCTCTTTGAGTTTCTTACGACAAGGAGCAGGAGTAGAACTTTTGATAGCCTCAATACCCATAATCTTAAGTTGTGGTTCTTTATATCGAACACCTTCGATATCCCACGCATTAAGAATGTATCTTTTCTTTGCAGTCCAGATACCTTTATCT